CAAAATCAGATAGGGCCATATTTTATACTTATGATGTAATGGAAGGCCAGACTCCAGAGATTGTTGCATGGAAATATTATGGATCAACTGATTTTACTTGGGTGGTTCTTCTTTTTAATGATATTGTAGATCCAAAATTTGATTGGATGTTATCTGATAAAGAATTGAAATCTTATATAGCAAACAAATATGGATCGGTTTCTTCTGCCATGTCAAAGATTCATCATTATGAAACTCGCGAGCTTCTTGCTCCCGATTCTTCGTTTGGATATACTCAAGGGGATGTTGTCCTAGAATCTGGAATTGAAGTTCCAGAAGATTTTACTTATTCTTATGGTACTGGAGCAGCACCATATGATTTTAATGTAGAACAGGCGAGAAAGGAAGTTATGCAATATGATTATGAGATTGCTGAAAATGATAAGCGACGAACTATTAAATTGTTACGTCGAGATTACTTGCCACAATTTGAGGAAGAATTTGAGGCCTTGGTGAGAAGTAAGGTAAGGTAATAATATGGCGGAAGAGAATAGAGCCCAACGTCCTGGTGATGTAAGAATAAAAAAATTAAGAATAATTTCTTCTTCTGGTGATTCATTTCGACTTGAGCATATGTATCAAACTATTGATATTTTTGAAGACATCTATGAGGATTGTGTTACAGGGGCAATCTTCATTGCAGATTCTTTAAATTTAATTGGAAAGGCACCTTTGGTTGGAAATGAAAAAATTGAAATTGAAATTATTACTCCGTCTCTTGAAAATGAAGATGCTTTAAAAGTTGAAGGTAGAATTTATAAAATTTCAGATAGGGGTCCGCTAGGAGATGGTCAAATTGGTTACGTTCTACATTTTTCATCTCCAGAAAAAATTTATTCTACTGGATTGAAAATTAGTAAGGCATATAAAACCAAACTTCTCTCTGATATTGCCGAGCAAGTATATAAAGATTATCTTGAACCAGTACGAAATAAAAAAATTGTCGTTGAGCCTACAACATTTACCAGAAGTGTTCTTGTTCCTAGTTGGACTCCTTTTTTTACTTTGAATTGGCTCGCAAAGGGAGCTAAATCTGATAAACATGGCGGAGCGAACTATGTATTTTTTGAACGGAGAGATGCCTTTGTTTTTGTTTCAATGGAAACTTTATTCAGCACTCCTCCTTTGGCTAGTTACTTTTATGGAATTAAAAACATGGCTGATGCGAAAGAAAATAAAATGACGGCAGATTTTTATAATGCTGAATCGTATAAATTTATATCTTCTCCAGATTCAATAGCTGGACTTCAGCGTGGAATGTTTTCAGGAAAATTAATTTCTAATGATTTAGTAAATCGAAAAATTGATACCAAGTATTTTAATTATGCGGATACCTTTGATGATTTTAGTCATTTAAATAAATCAAAGTTAACAAACAATGAGATACTTGGGGATTTTGTTACCAGTCATGTTACTTTGCTCCCAAAGCAACTTAATGCCTTTGGAGAAGATGATGAGGGGAATCATTTGGACGAGGTTATAATGGAGAGAAAATCTCAATTTCAACAATTAAATAGTGTTATGGCAGAAGTAGTTGTTCCGGGGAATACTGGTAGGGCAGTTGGAGATGTTGTTACGTTTTCTTTTCCCGCATATGAGGCTTCCGGTGGGGAGGATGTTGCTCCATCAGCGGACAAGTATTTAACTGGAAAATATTTGATTACTGCACTTCGCCATACCATTGCTGCACTTGAAAATTCTCCTAATCATACAATGACTATGGAACTTTCTACTGATTCGTTTTCGTCTAAATTACCAGATCCAGGCTGGACGGGGTAGTCTTATGAAAACTGGATTTGGAGTTGAAGGATTTGTTTGGTGGGAAGGTGTTGTCGAGGACAATACTGATCCGCTTGCCATTGGAAGGTGTCGAGTTCGATGTCTTGGTTGGGATAGTGGAAATAAAGGAGATGTTCCAACAAGGGATCTTCCTTGGGCATATCCTATGCTGCCTTTAAATAGCCCAAGTAAGATTTTTGGACTCAAACCCGGAACAAGAGTTCTGGGATTTTTTAGGGATGGGATAGAAGCACAAGACCGAGTGATGTTGGGGGCAATTAATACAGGACGAAATGATATTGCGGGTGAAGCGGGAGATTTCTCAGCCATGAGCATGGTAAGTACGGCAATTGCAGTTGCAGGTCCGTTGACTGCTGCTGTTCCCCTTGCTGCCACAGTTACAGCCGACATTCCTGTTCTTGGTGCTTTGACCGAACAGGTGGCAGTGGCCACTGCTTTTGTTGAAGAGCAGGTAGATACTGTTGTTGGTTTTGTGGAAGATACAGTTAGTGCAGTAATAGATCCTATTGTTGGAGCAGTTGAGGGCGTAGTTCAAGAATTTACAGAAGCATTTGAAGGATTGGTGGATGAAGCTGTAGGAGTAGTAACAGAAGCCGGAGAAGAATTATGGGACGACGCAATGAATCTTGTTGAGCCCGCAACGATTGTTGTTGAACAGTGGGGAGAAACTGCAACAACGTGGGCTGAAGGAGTAATTGTAAAAGCAGAGACGGTCATTGGAGAGGTGGGGGATACTGTGGGAGAAGCAGTTGAAGGGTTTGTTGAAGACGCGACGGATACCGTTTCAGATTTGTTTGATTCATCAGAGTCTATTGATACTTCCGATTACTCAGATTATTGGATTGGCTAATAGGAGAAGGGAGATTACAAAATGATACGCAACCCTGAAGATATTTTTTATACTCCATCAGGACCTGAGGATCTTCATTATGGTGAGTTGCCTCCTGGGTATCAGCCTACTTCGGTTTTGGGAGCAACTGATTCTCTTAATGGGATGGTGGGGTCAGTCCAAGGAACCTTAGAGTCTCAGGCTGCTTCTTTGGCTGGAGGAGCCACTAGTGCAATTTTGGGAGGTGGTGTTGGAGGTGCAGCTATTGGTACTGCTGTTAGTGCTGGAATTATGGGGGGTTTCTCTGGAAGTGGTGAGACTGTTATTTCTGCTAATCCAGCAAGAACTCCTGGGACCCAAGGATTTTCTGATGATCGAGCCGGGGCCGGGCAACCCATTCCTGGCCAACCCCAAAAGGCAAAAGTTTTAATGACGCCTCTTTTTGCCATGAATGCCCCGGCTTCTGATTATTATCCATTAGATGAAGGAGAAATGAATACTCCTAGATTGGCGAGGGGAATAACTAAAAATACTATTACAGAAGCACAATCATACGGTCTTACCGCAGTTATTACTATGAAGGGATTTAAAATAGAACCGATGTCCCCATACGCTGCAAAGTATCCATTTAATACAGTAGAAGAAAGCGAGAGCGGACACATTCGAGAAGTTGATGACACCCCCGGAGCCGAACGCATCAAGGAATCCCATAGGACAGGAACCTTTTATGAGATTCATCCTGACGGCGGCAAGGTAACAAAGGTGGTCAAGGACAATTTTACTGCTGTTCTTGGGGACGACTCTCTTAATGTTGTTGGATCTTGTAAAATTCAGGTGACTGGAAGTTGTTCTTTATTTACAGCACAAGATGTTGATATATTTGCCACAGGAAATCCTGTAACTACACTTGGAATTAATGTATTTTCTCCGGCCGGCGCAAAGGTTACAGCATCTCATTTAACTCTTATGTCTACAGTAGGTCCTATATTAGTGTCTTCTGGGGCTGATATGATGATCGGAGCCAAGGGAATAATTACGATGGCAGATGTTACTGGAGTGGATATAGGAGCAATTGATGAAGAAGATACGATTCGGGGCAATTGGGATGGAATGGTCGGTGTTGCTGAAGGAAAAGCCTACAGCGAGGGTATCGCCGGGAGAGCAGCAGCCGTTGGAGCATTGAAAGTCCCAGGATAATTTCAGCGCAAAGTAATGTATAAATAGTAAAGAAAAGGAGTTGACCATTGCCGTATGCACAATCTTACAGGGATCTAGATTTAGATTTTGTCGCTAATCCAAATACTGGAAACTTAAATGTGAAGACGGACGATGCTGCCATCCTACGCGCAGTACAATATTTGTTGTTTACAGATAGATATGAAAGACCATTTAATCCTCAATTTGGATCAGATATTAATCGTACATTATTTGAACCAATTCATCCTACTTTTGCATTAGATTTAATTGAAATTATTAAAGATGCAATTAATACCTTTGAGCCAAGAGTCGATTTAACGGAAGTAAAGGTAGACGCAAAGCCAAATTTAAATGGATATTATGTTTTTCTGAAGTTTTTTATTATTAATTCTCCTGTTGAACGAAAACTCGAATTTTTATTGGAGAGAGCACGATAATGGCAACAATTAATACAACAGCAACAAATAAATTAAAAGTTACAGAACTTGATTTTGATCTTATTAAAGAGGCACTCAAAGATTACTTGAGTGGTCAAGATGAATTTACAGATTATAATTTCGAGAGTTCTGGTATGGCAGTTCTTTTAGATATTCTTGCATATAATACACATTATAATGCATTCTATACAAATATGTTGGCCAGCGAAATGTTTTTGGATAGTGCAACTATTCGATCCAATGTTGTATCCAGAGCAAAACAACTTGGTTATGTTCCTCATTCTAGGGCAGGAGCCGAGGCAGTAGTTGATATTACTATTGAAGATGTTTCTTCTGGTGCAGCCGAAATTACTATTGCAAAAGGACACAAAGTTGGATCTACTATTAATGAGAAACTTCATATTTTTACAACAACTGAGGCTGTTACTGCAAAGCGATCTGGATTAACAACAACCTACATTGCAAAGTCAGTTCCCATTAGAGAAGGGGTATTGCTGACATATTCCAAAGTAGCTGCTGGAACAGAAAATGAGTTGTTCACAATTCCAAATATAAATGTGGATACTCGATCATTAGATGTTACTGTAAATGGCGAAAAATATAATTTGGCTTCTGATTATACAGAACTTGATTCCAATAGCAAAGTATATTTTCTTCAAGAGGGAGACGATGAACTATTTCAAATTTTCTTTGGAGACGGTATAGTTGGAATGGCAATTGATGTTGGGGATGCGGTTAAAATTGATTATGGCATTTCTCTACTTGGGGTCGAAGGAAATTATACAAGGGAGTTTACTGCTGCCCAAAACATTGCAGGAAAAAATCCAACATTTGTTCTTAGTAATCTTGCAAATCCGGCATCAGGGGGGACATCGAGAGAATCAACACATTCAATTAAACTGAAGGCCCCAAGAGGATTTGAAACTCAAAAAAGAATAGTAACTTCTCAGGATTATAAAACACAACTAATTAATGATTATCCTTCGATTGATGCAATTAAAGTTTGGGGAGGAGAAGAAAACAATCCTCCTTCATATGGAAAAGTTTATATTGCAATTAAGGTGAAGGAAGGATTTAATTTATCTAGGCTAGAAAAAGAAAATATTAAAACTGCCCTGAGCAGCAGAAATATGGTTACTGTAGAACCAGTATTTGTTGATCCTGAGTATATGTATTTGGTTTTAAATGCAGAAGTTACTTATGATAAAAGGGCAACAACTAGAAAATGGGCCCAATTAAAGTCTGATGTAACAACGACCGTGACTGGATTTGCCCTGACAGATTTGAATAAGTTTGATAATTATTTTAGACATTCAAATTTATTAAAAAAGATTGATGCCACCAATATTGGAATTAAAAATAGTTCTGTGTCGGTTCGTTTGAGAAAGGAAATCCTGCCCACATTAAATACGAGTTTGTATTATACAATAAATTTTAATAATGAAATATATCATCCCCATTCATCGCATATGTCAGTTATTGTATCGACATACTTCAATTATGCTGGCTATGCAAATTGTTTTTTGCAAGATTTTAATGGCATGGTTGGTATATTTTCAAGAAATTCTGATGGATCACTCGTCGTGATTAGTCGAAGTGCAGGAACAATCGACTATACAACTGGAGTGGTAGTCCTTGAGAATTTTGCTCCAACTGCAATTGCAGATGGAACCAGGGTAATTAGTATTACTGTCATTCCAAAAAACACAAATATATTTTCAAAAGAAAATTCTATTCTCACTATTTTAGATAAAGATTTAACCACCACAATGATTGATGATTTGAAAATTACTAATGATAATCTTTCGCCTAACTATTAATAGGAATTGAAAATATAATGGCAAATGCGAATACCGCAAACACAAATAAAATTTCTTTAGTTGTATCTGAGCAGCTTCCCGAATTTGTTCGGGCCAAACATCCAAAATTTATTACTTTTTTAGAGAAATACTATGCATTTATGGAACAGCCAACCGCAGTATCCGATATGGCTGGCCCTCTATATGCATCCAAAAAATTGGTGGATTATCGCGATCCCGACTATACAGATTTTGAGTTATTTTTAGAATCAACTCGTAAAGAGTTTTCTCCAACTCTTCCGTCCAAAATTACAGATTCGGGTATTAATCGTAGAACTCTTTATAAGAGACTATTAGATTTTTATCATACAAAGGGTTCCGAAGATTCATTTAAATTTTTATTTCGAGTTATATATGGGGAAGATGTTGAATTATATTATCCGAAAGTAGATTTGCTATTGGCCAGTGGTGGGAATTGGATTGCTGAAAAGAAGATGTTTATTACGGCACCAGCCAATAGTGCCATTATGGAAAATAGAAAAATTACTGGAGAATCTTCTGGGGCCACGGCAGTTGTTGAACGAGCCGTCGCTCACCCGGCACCCCCCTTTGCTGCAAATTCTTCTCTTTATGATCCTGAATATCTTTCCTCAAAAGAAGTTCATAAAACTACTTTGTATTTAAATACAGATTCAATGCTTGGAACATTTCAAATTCATGAAAATATTTTTACTGGAAGTGCCGATGGAAAGGCAAATGTAGTTGCCAAGATTCTTCCTATTGTATCCAACACAGTTTTCTTTGATGATTTTAGTACCTATCCAAATTCTATGTTTTTCATTTCGCCCGATGATAATCGCGGACCATTATCGAATGCATCGTTTAATGTTCCTTGGGGGCCGGGAGGGAATACTGTTAATTTGGCTTCTCATCCAATTCCAATTTATTTGACTGGAGTTGGAAATTCTACCTTGGGTGGAGTTTCCAATACTGGGTTTTGGTTTAATTATCAAGGAAATGGAGTTATTCAATTTGTTGCCGAAGATAATGTTTCTGGTGGAAGGGTTCTTCAAATAGGAAATAATTTTGCTCCAGATAGTTCTTGGATAGCATCGGGAGAAGATTGGGATTCTGTAGATTTAATTCATACTCAAAATATTCCATATGATCCAACAAAACTATATCGAATGACCGTTCGAGCAAGAGACTATGCAAAATCTGGAAATACATCCTCAATCGTTTACCCAGATGGAGATTGGTATGACACAGGAAGCGAAGGCCTAAGAGCATCTAGGAATAGATGGGGAATTCAAGGAATTCAAAAAAATAAAATTAGTCTTGCTGGCCATGCTGCTCGCTATTTTCCTGCTCAAAATAAAGTTGTTGCATTTTCTAATAGCACAACTAATAAAGATACATTATCATATTCTCAACATGATTTGTTGGTTAATGGGATTCCGTTATCTCCAGAATGGTTTGTTTATGAAACTCACATACAAGGAAAAGTGCCCCAAGGTATTCAGACGACTGCGAATGGTTCGGGCGGATTTGACACTAATGCAACATTTGGTGCAATAGGCGATTATGGAGGATCGAGTGCAACAAGAACATATTATTCTGTTGATTCTCCAGTTGAATTAAATTATTACGTTGATTATATTAGACCCAGAATTGAAACCAATATAAATGGTGGAGCTGATATTACTCAAATTGACTATGTAAAGATTGAAGAGCTTTCGGCAATTGCTGATGCCGGAGAATTTATTGGGGAAACTGGATTGCTTTCAACTAAGAGTGCCTATATCCAAGACAATACATATCGACATGACTATGCCTATGAAATTAAGAGTGAAAAAGAACTTGCAGAGTATCAAGGATTTGTAAAGGAGTCAGTCCATCCTGTTGGAACGGAGATGTTTGGGAATAAACTTCAGAATTCTTTTCTTAATACTTCTTATTTGTTGAATGATGTTCGCCCCGGTGATAGGATTAACATCACTAATACTCCTACTACCAGTTATACAGGTATGGAAAGAGGTCCTGCATGGTCCCCCGATGGAACTCAAATTGCATTTTATTATGGTGGGAGCAACGACCCAGATGGAATTCATATTATGAATGCAGATGGTAGTGGTATTACTCAAATCACTACAGGAAATGATTCATTTCCGGGGTGGAAACCGACTGGTGACCAACTTACTTTTACGAGACATGATGGAAGTAATTATAATGTATATAAAGTAAATCCAGATGGTACATCTGTAACTGAACTTACGGATGATTCTGGTGTGGATTGGATGTCCAGTTGGGAGACGACCGGCCTTACTGGTTTCGGACCCATGGGCCAGACAGGGATAGTATTTGTTTCTACTCGATCTGGCAATTATGAAATTTATACGGTTTCCTCAGGACCTAGCACCATTGTAGAAAATCTAATTTATAGCGACGGCGGCACAATTCAGAATCCACGATACTCGCCAGATGGAGAAAGGATTGTGTTTAATTCAGACGCAGGAGGAACCGGACACGAAATTTATACAATAGATAAGAATGGAACTGATTTAAAACGGCTTACTAATAAAGAAGGTCCAATATCTTCTGGAAATTATGGAGATAATCATTCTCCTGTGTGGTCACCAGACGGCAACTATATTGCATTTGTTTCAGAAAGAGAATCTTATCCGACAGCAGGGAATAAACTTTTTATAATGGATTCGGATGGGTTGAATCAAACTTTATTTAGTGATGGAAATCGTCATGGTCAAGAAGGGGATTCTGCTATTTATGGTCTTGATTGGCATAATTCTCTTTCGCAAGGAAATCGTATTGTTTATGCGGCTGATCGTAGCGGACAGGATGAGATAGGTGGCCGCGCCCAGAATATTATTATATTAGAGTTATTTTCTAGAATTTCTACAAATATGGAAGATTCCTTTTCTCCCGACCAACTAGACTCCCTTGCATCATGGTGGAAGGCAGATGCAATAACGGCAGATAATCTAGACTTTGGAGTAAATGTCCCCGGAATAAATGACACAAAGAATTTATTTAAAGTTGGATATTCAAATTGGGAAGTAAATTCATTACCAACATTGTTTAGCCAGAATGCCACAATTAGTTTGGATAACGATTCTTTCTTATTTGGAAATACTTCCCTTAAGGCTGTGGTGACCGGGGGCAGCTCAGGTTCCCCTGCTTATGGATATGCCTATATAACCGGAAATCCATATATAAATTCTGGAACAAATTTAATCGCAGCCAATCAATCTTATTTTCAGACAGCCATTACTGCAAATACAAAATGGTTATTTAGTGCCTATTGGAAGACCGACAATAATGATTACGTTCAGGCGACTGGAGGAAGTCCACTCCCCGGAAATACGGGAGGCGTCTGGGCTGCAACAGGAAATAATTATGGAGGAAGGGGTTATCCGAGTGCAGTATTCCAATTTCCTATTACTAAGATGCAGGCAAATAATACATGGGAACGTGTTCAAGGAATTATAGATTTAAGTGGAATTGATGACACCAAACTAGCCATTCGA